GCAGGAACACCTTTCCAAATAAATGCAAATGATTGCGGAATTATTTCTGCTACACCAGAACTATCACTAAGTGAAGACAGATTGTGGGAACTTGGACCATCGTATATAATGCCTAATTCCGATGTCGAATTACAATTATTTGAAATGCCATCTGAGAACACAGAATTTGAGTTCAATATATTTGATAGCATGGAATCAACAGAAAGTACAGCTTCTGGAACAGCAACATGGAAAGGTTTGTATATCGGAGGCATCGCATCAGATTTGTCAAGTGGATTATATGTATACGCCATAGCAAATGGACAATTTACAGAAGGAACAGCCATTGAAGAAATGCCATTATTTATTCAAACTGTAGACGTATACCCATTAATAAGTGGCGAAAGAGTAGAAGTTAGATCACTTGTTGAAGGTACTACAGAAACAGGTGTATTAGGATATATTCAATTTCCAGGACAATAGGAATATTTGAAAAGTACTATATTATACAAAAATAACTATATTAAATTATGTTAAACTCAGTGGAAATCCGCGAAGCTATTTCTAAAGCAACTATTAGAGCAAAGGAAATCGTTGAACTTTGTAAAACAGAGGTGCGCGAAATGACAGAAGAAGAGGAAAACGAATTTAAGTCATTGAGAGAAGAAATAGATAACAAGAAAGCGGAACTCAAATCATTAGAAGAAAAACTTCGTTCATACGAAGAAAACCTTCCTAAAGAAGAGGAAGAAGAAAAAGAAGACACAGAAGAAACTAGAAATATACACAAAAGAAATACAATGAAAAACTCAATCGTAAAAGAATTACGTAATGCAATTGACAACAATGTTAAGTCATTTACTATCAATGCAGAAACACGTGCAATGCAAGTAACAGGTGAATCTGGTGTTCATGATTCAGTAGTTGAAACTGAAATTGATGGCATCCTTGAACCACTTTATGCAAACTCAGTATTAACACAACTTGGTGCTCGTTGGTATACAGGACTTCCAAAGGGTGACGTTCAGATTCCTATCATGGGTAAAGGTCAAGTTGGTTGGGAAGGCGAAGTTTCTCCAGCACAAGCAACAAGCAACTCATTTACCACAAAGAAACTTCAACCAAAACGTCTTACAGCATATGTAGACATCTCTAAACAGTTAATCGCACAAGACACAATCGGTGTAGAAGCAGCTATTCGTAGAGATATCGTCAATGCATTGAATGACAAACTTGAAGCAACTGTTCTTGGTGTAGAAGACAAGACTGATACTAAGCCTGCTGGTATTTTCGCAAATGTTTCATATGAGACAATTTCAAACTTCAAGAACTTATGTCAATTTGAAGCTAAACTTGATGATGCTAATGTAAATGGCCAGAAGAAATACTTACTTGGTAATGGTGCCAAAGCTAGCTTACGTGCAATGATCATGGGCACAAACAATACTTCTATGGTATTGCAAGGCAATTCTGTTGATGGTACACCTGCATTGAACACTTCTAATGTTGCTGGTGGTGCAGATGGCAAGAACAAACTTGTTTACGGTGACTTTAACTATCTTGCTATCGGTAGCTGGGGTGATATTGAAATTACTGTAGATCAATATACACAAGCTGTAAATGGCTGCATCCGTCTTGTTATCAATGCATTCTTCGATGCTGTTGTATTACGTCCAGAAGCATTCGTATATGCAGAAGTATCAGCTGAATAACTTCCTTAACATATATTTTATACATTTATCTTATACATAGGGCAGGGCTAAATGCCCGCCCTTTTTTTGAAATACATAGACTAATTAGACAATGCAATACCTCACATTAGATGAAATAAAGAAACAATGTGTCATAGATGCTGATTTCCATGAAGATGACGAAATCCTTACTTTGATGGGAGAATCGGTTGAGGATATTGTTGCAAATTTGATTAACATGCCATTAGATGAGCTTGCTGCTGAAAATGGTGACATTCCTGCTGGTGTACGTCATGCAATGCGAATGTTAGTTGATTATGTATATAGTCAGCAAAGAGGTTCTTCTGCAGAAGCAAATGAAATACCTGAAAGCATATATACAATCTTAAAATTATATCGTAATTTCAAATGAACAGCAGTTTACTTCGTGATCCTATTGATATATATGAATTAAATGAGACAAAGACACAATATGGCACTATTAAGAAATCATATGAGCATAAATATCATACGAGAGCTTATGTGCGCTTTGATTCAGAAAGTCAAGTAATTTCCGAAGGTGAAGTCTATTATCCTATTAATCGTACATTCATAGTTAGAGCGTATGTTCCTGTGATAGAAACTGATGTGATTGAATATGAAGGCAAGCGATATAAGATAATGTCTATCAATCGAAATAAATATTTTAACGATACCGAAATCAATACCACATTGATTAATAAATAACATGGATGGAATAACACTTAAAGTTGAAGGCACATTAACTGCTCCATTAGAAGAATTGCGTGAGGAATTACCAAGAGCAGAACGTAGGGCACTTTATCGTGCAGCTTATTTTCTAAGAGACAAGATTAGAGAATCATTATCTTCTTCGCTTCCAAAGGCAACACAACCAAATCCTAAATATAGTGATACGCTTGTCGACGCAGTTGGATTTACAAAAGTTGATGGTGCTTCACTTAATATCAATGCGATGGGTAATCGTAAGAAGAGCTCAGGTACATTCCGTACTCGTTTCTTTGAAACAGGAACCAAAAATCGTTATCAAAAAACACGACATGGTATCAAATTGCAGAAGAAGAAATTTATTGGAAAAATCAAAGGTACTTTCTTTTTTCATAGAGCAGTCGCTGCAAATGAAGCACAGGCAGTTAAGATAATGGAAGATGTAATTTCAGAATATGTCAATACTGCAATGAATAACACAAAATAGATAACATAACACAATATGGCAGATAACAGTTTACTTATAGCTTCATATATTCAGAATATCTTAGAATCAAATAAGGAAGTGATGTCGTTACTGAATGAGGATGATAAAAAGATATTTACATTAAACCGTTCAGACGAACTTGAATTTCCATTCATCTGCCACTATCGTAATAACATCACTACAACATATACAAAAGACCTCCATTGGTACAATACAGTCAACTATACTGTTAAGTGCGTTTCTGATGATTATGACCAAGTGTTAGAATTAGTAAATGCGGCACGTCATGCATTAGAGACATACAGATGGAAAGACAATGATATATTCATTCATCCTATTCAATTGGTCTCCGTATCAGAATATCTTGTTGATGATGCAATAGTAGAGGAACTACAATTCCAAATGATGGTAGAATGAAATGATCTATAATCACACTACGTGTTGATATTCATCATTAGATGTAATGATCTATATTTAACTAATAACAAAACAAAAAGAAAAACACAAAAATATAAACATAATATATTATGACTACATTAACTAATGCGCAAATCCTTAATGGTTCACAGTTAATATTGTTTATTGATGAAAAACCTATAGCATTTGGTACAACTGATTCTATCAGCATCACTCCAAATACTACAGAGATCGCAACTAAATCACATGGATTATACCCAACATTATTTGTTAATTCTATTGGCTGGGAGGTTACAACTGAAAATCTTGCTTCTCTTGACGGTATTAAGACACTTAATGCAATATTAGATGGTGCTAAGGAACAAACAGCAGTACATCTTAAATTTGGTCAACCACAAAACTGGGATGAAAATGGTATTGTTAATAATTCACACGCTGATTGGACTGCAGAAAATGCAACTAATATTATCGCAGAAGGTGACGCAATGCTTACAAGCTATACTATTAATGCGCCTGCACAAGAAAACGGAACTGTTTCTGCTACTTTCACTGGTGTAGGCGAATTAAAATTACTTAAAAATACAACAACAACGAACCCTTAAGATATCATAGTGAACAAATATAAGGAGGATTTGATGTCCTCCTTTTGTTGTTTTATCTATAATACAATTTCATAGGTATTCATTACATATCTATAATGCAATTTCATATGTATTCATTACATATCTATAATGCAATTTCATATGTATTCATTACATATCTATATTTAATAATAACAAAATACAAATAACAAATATATACAACACAAAAATATGAGCAATTATAAGCGTCCCGTAATTATATGGGGAAACTCGTTCTATATCAATATTGAACTTAAACAATTCAATAAAGATACTTCTGAATACGAGTATTTCGACTTAACAAAATGTCACGATGTTAAAGTTAATCTAATTTGTGCAACACATAACACAGTAATTCCTTTAGAATGGAATTTGCTTGAAGGATATAATTATATCATACGTTGTTTTGTTGATTACAGATTATTGCATAACACATCTTATGGTGTAGAAGTTGAAGGATTGAATGAAGACGACATTCACTGGAGATGGTACATGTTGCCTAAGGAAGGACTCCTTGTCGTAAATAATTCAAGCGGTCTTAACATCCCTGACGAAGTAACGACAGTTGATTTGGCTGGTCGCGTAGGATGGGGAATACAGACAGATGCCGATTTGACAAATTATTACACTAAGACAGAAGTCAATAATTTAATTGATGAAAGTACAGATAACAGTCCATACATATTAGAATGCTGGCAGGAAATAGATGAAGATTTACGTAAGACATTAGCAGAATATATTCAAAACAGTAGAGACATCATATTGCATGAAGGCGATGGTGCTGACTTAAAGTTATTTGAATATACAATAGGCAGAGATAATGAAGTAACGTTTATGGTCTTCCACACAGATATGGGTGAGGAAGGTACATCTGAAGTTACACAATATTATTGGAGAATACCATACAACCAAGAAGCAAATAATGGTTGGTCGGTAAGCACCATAGATTTCTTAACTTCATCTGATAGACTGGAAGTTACATGGGATGGTGTAGCAATTTCAGATGGAGCAGAAGACCCAACATATACATACAAGATTTCCGGAAATCACACATATAAAGAATTTATTGATATTGTAAATGAAGGTAAGACAATTCAATTAGCAATTCACCCTGAAGACCAAAACTCTGTTGCACATGGATATAGAGGTATACCCGATTATACAGTTACATTATTTACATGCTTTTCAGCAATCAACGTTATTACAACATATTTCTATGCCGTCCTTTACAATTATTTTGAATGGGAAGGCAGAGTTACAAGTAATGGATTATATGTTTATGTATTACGAGTAGATCCTGATAAGACAGAATATCCAAATGATCAAACAAAGTGGAAGATTAAATTAACTGAGGAACGCATTGATACCATTGAAATGCAAAAGAAAACAGACGAAAATACTGAGCAACTTGATAATATTGAATTAAATGTAAACAACAATAACTTGATTCTTCAAACAACATTGGATGAAACTCCAAAAGTATTTTCGCGTGTTGGAATGAAGACTATTAATAACCAATCTCTATTAGGCACAGGTAATATTGAAATTCAAGGCAGCGGCGACGAACAAGTACAATCAGATTGGAATGAGACAGATACGACGTCTCCAGCATACATACAAAATAAACCAGACATCCAATCTATAGAAGGCAGTATTGCAGACGTACAAAACGACATCGATAATCTAGAGGATGATATTGCAGCACAACAAGCCGAAATTAGTGGTATTCAAACAGTCGTATCTGGACATCAAACAGCTATCCAAAATCAAAATTCAGAAATCTCAGGCATTCAATCTGCCGTTGAGAATTTAGATACAGAAAAACAAGACAAATTAGAATCTGGTGTTAATATCAAAACAGTTAATGGAGAATCAATTTTAGGTGAAGGCAATATAACAATTGAAAGCGGTGCAGATGTAGAACCAGCAAAAATTGTCGTAACAGATGAGGAAGTTCAAGACCCAGACCCAGACGCAGTTTATATCGTACAGAAGCCAATAAACTTGAAAACAATCAACGGAGAAGAAATTGTTGGAGAAGGCAATATTGTGATTGAATCTGGTGGCGGAACACAAGTACAAAGTGATTGGAATGAAACTGATACAACATCACCTGCATATATTCAGAACAAACCAGACATTACATCTATAGAAGGCAATATTGCAGATGTACAAAATGACATCGATAATTTAGAAGATGATATTGCGGCACAGCAAGTAGAAATTAGCGGTGTTCAAACGGCAATATCTGGACATCAGACAGCTATTCAAAACCAAGCAACTGAAATCTCTGGAATGCAAACACAAATATCTGGGCATCAGACAGCTATTCAAAACCAAGCAACTGAAATTAGCGGAATGCAAACTAATATCTCAGGAATGCAAACTTCTATTGCAGGACATCAAACAGCAATTGAAAATCAAGCAACACAAATTAGCGGAATGCAGACAGTTTTGGCAGGACATCAGACAGCTATCGAAGCACTGGGACAACAAAGTGGCGGTGGAGACCCTGTATATGAAATAATATTAGATTATCAGTTGGATGACAGGGTTGGCACAACTATATATAAGACAAATGGCGTTTTTAAGTTTAACTTGTTAGTAAAAAATAAATTAACAAATGAAATAGTTTATAATACATATAATGTTAATAATCTTGCTACAGCAATTACATATATTAGAAACACATATAATTTATATCCAAGATTATATACTGATGGTTATAATGGTTATAGTGAGCTTGCTATTAACGGCTTAAGCATAGCTAGAGAGACCGCAACATTAAGTTATTATATTAATCCAACTTATTTAGTAAATAATAATGGAAAAATCATAATAAATGGCATAATATTACGTGTTTTAGACAACACAAGCAATGATCTTTTACAAGAATATTATGTAAATATATTACAGCCGAAGACAACAAATGACTTATATAATGACTCTGGTTATATTACATCTACGACATCTGGCTTGAAAATCGAAGTCGTATCTGCATTACCAGCTTCTCCAGACGCAAATACAATATATATCATACAGTAAATTATGACAGGATTTGATTTAAGTACAATAAGTAACTGCTATATAGGTGGCGCACAAGCCAGCGCCATCTATTTAGGCAGCAACAAAATATGGCCAACACAACATGATTATTCACAAGACCCTCTCACTTTTGAAGTATTAGAAGCAGGACAATTTAAGTTCAAACATTCGTCAACTAATACACAACCAATGTCTTATAGTTTAGATAATGGTACGCATTGGACTGTAATGCAAGATGACACTTGGACTGCAACTATTCCTGCAGGTTCTAAGATGATATTTGATTGCTATGAACCAGCACA